GGGCAGATGAAGAAGGTTTGTTTATACCAGGGCTAGAAATAAAAGAGTCACCACGTTCAAGTAAGTCATCCAGGCTAGAAACTATGCAGCCATGGTTTGCTCAAAAAAAGATGCATATACAGGATTCTATGCACGAGCTAAAGGATGAGTTGTTAATGTTTCCAAGAGGTAAACATGATGACCTTTTAGATGGATTATATTACGCTACGAAGAACAATTACCCACCAAATCATGAAATGCATAGTACAAAAAATCATCACATACAAGGTAATTTTGAAAAAAAGTCAGAAGATTGGTTAGTTTCTTGAAACTTTTTTGATATAATTATGTCTAACTTCGAGGATCAATATTATGCCAGAGAAAAATCCAGAAGTTAAAATATCAGAAGATTTGCTCAGAGAATACGCATCGGTGCGTGATTCATGGGCAAGTCAAGCTACCGAAGATAACGAATTTCGTAATGGTGTTCAATGGACTAAATCGCAGATAGATGCGTTACGTCAACGAGCACAAGAACCCCTAGTTGTTAATGTTATATATCCTGCGGTTGAGCAGGCAAAAGCCATGTTAACTGCTAATTCCCCACGCTTCCAGTCTACTGGTAGAGAGGGTAGTGATGTAGAAACTGGTCAAGTTTTTTCTGATTTAATGAGCTGGGTATGGGAAAACTCGAAGGGTAACACCGAACTAAAACAAGCTATTGACGATTATTACGTCAAAGGTATGGGGTGCTTTATGGTACACCATGACCCACAGGCTGACTTTGGTAAAGGTGATGTCTTTGTTAAGGCGATTGATCCACTTAATGTATATATAGACCCCTCATCCCAGGATGCATATTCAAGAGATGCATCTTCGATTATCGTGTCAAAACTCTATTCTGAGAAACATCTTATCTCCATGTATCCAGATTTAGAGGAAACAATCTTACAAGCTACTGAGGTTACTGTTGCTCCTCAAACAGAAGCCATACGCACAGGGCTTGAAAGTCAGATTGTTAGTAAAGAAGATATAGATGCCCAGCGAATCAATTCTACATCAGATAGAGAGCTAGAGCTTATTGATAGATATGAGAAGATTACTGTACCTCATTACAGAGTATTTGACCCTTATCTTAATGATGAGAAAATATTAGAACCGCAAGATTTTCAAGCGTATTCTGAAAAAGCAGCTTACAAGTTGTTTAATCAAAACAACGAAAGAATTATAACAGATGACAATGAGGTTGCAAAATACGAGGAAATAGAAAAAGAATTTGGAAATATATTCCACTTAGCAATTAACCCAATGACGCAAGAGCAGGTTATGATGCAAGGTGAGGAAACACCTAACGCTCTTGAGGGTAGCACAACTATCTTAACTAGAGTTACCTATGCAGATTTAATTGAAACAGGTAGCATCTTAATGAATGAGATAGAGCTAACACGCATCAAGCAAACAGTAAGTGTTGGTGGTCAGCTGCTGTTTATCAATGTATTACCACTAGAAGATTATCCTATCGTTACCATGATGAATGGTCACAATAGAAATCCATACCCAATCAGTGATGTAAGATTAGTAAAAGGACTCCAATCTTACATTAACAAGATTAGGTCATTAATCGTTGCTCATGCTTCCTCCTCTACTAATGTAAAGCTCCTTATTCCTCGTGGTTCTATGAACAAAAAACAGTTGGAGGAAGAATGGGCACGAGCTGGTACAGCAGTTATAGAGTTTGACCCAGAGCTAGGAACTCCTATTGTTGCTGGTCCAATACCACTACCTAATGAATTATATAAGAATGAAGCAGATGCTAAAGCAGACATTGAGCGTATCTTAGGAATATATGCTCTTATGCAAGGTGACCCATCTGCTACGCCACAAACCTACAAAGGTACGTTGGCTATTGATGAGTATGGTCAAAGAAGAATTAAGTCAAAGCGTGATGATATAGAAGAATGTATCAATCAGGTTGCAAAGATTGTAGTGCAGTATATTCAGTATACATACACAACAATGAAAGTAATGAGGCTACTTCAGCCAAATCATAAACCAAAAGAAGTAAAAATAAACGAACCTGTCTATGATGAACTTAGTGGTGAATTTTTAGGCAAGTTAAATGATGTAACAGTTGGTAAATATGATGTGCTAGTGGTTTCAGGTTCTACACTTCCCTCTAATAGGTATGCTCGTTTCGAGTACTACATGGAGTTATATAAGTCTGGCATTATAGACCAAATAGAAGTGCTTAAACAAACAGAAGTAGCCAATGTTGAAGATGTTATGAATAGATCTTCAAAGATGGCAGCACTCATGAATCAAGTACAATCTCAAGGTGATAGAATAAAAGACTTGGAAGGTGACTTGCAGACAGCAAGACGTGAACTCGTTCATGCACGTCAGCGAGTCGAAGTAGAAAAGTTCAAGACTGATTTAGAGCAATCAGCTAATAGAGCCGATATGGCATCTAAGCTGTATGCAGCTAGGTCAGACGATGAGCTTAAGAAAATAAAAAATGTCGTTGCTGAGCAAGAAGCTACAAACGATGAAATAATACCATTGGAGGAATAATGGAAAACCAAAGTAATGCTGAAGTTCAAGAAGTAAGTCAAGACCAGGTAAATGTATTTGATGCACCTGCTCCTGAACCAGTTGCAGATACCTTACCTCTCGAGCCTTCAATTACGCAACAACCTATGATGGAGGAAACTCCACAAGAAGTTCAAACTGAGCAGGGCAGCCCAGTTGCTGAACAAGATGTATCTGCAAAAGAGGATCCGAATAGAATGGCATATTGGCAATCACAGGCTGATAAGGCTAAGAATGAAGCTCAAAACATGGCAGCTGAACTTGAATTATACAAGAGAGCAGTGAGTTCCATGAAGCAAGCTCCAGTCTCCAACGAAACCCAACCACAGCCACAGGATGATTCGTTGAAGGAGCCTACGCCACCAGAAAGACCGATTAACTACAGTGAAGTAGATGCCTATAACGATCCAGAGAGCGATTCTTTTAGATATAGAATAGCTAAAGAACAATATCAAGATGCACGTTATGATTATCTTAAGAACTTAGAGTATGCACGTGTCGAACAACAAAACCGAGTGATGGCACAACAACAAGAAAAGGCTATGTTAAACGATGCGTATAACTCAGTAAAAAGTTCTTATGGATGGGATGATATGAAAGCAGCCGATTTTATTGGCTGGGCAACCAACCCTAATAATGTGACCTTAGATATCTTAGCTAAGCTATTTGATATACAGAATGCTCCAACACCGAATCAAATAAGTGCTGAACAGAAGAAACAAGAATATGCTCAGGCACAGCAGGCGTTAAGTGTACCTAGAACACCTAGTGTTGAAAAAGGAAACACACAGCCTCCTATGAATGACCAAGATATGTTTAATGCAGCCTTATTACAACAGAGTAAACTAAGGAAATAATAAAATGTCACAGACGACAAAAAACCTAAGTGGCTCAGGTGTCTTATATACTGATCGGCGAGATTTTTACATCAGCCCACAAGTTGTCAAAGAACTATGGACTGATGTAACACCGTTTACAACGATTGTGGCTAATCAGGAACAGAGAACACCCAATGACCCCACTTTTAAAATGTTCGAACATCGTAACCCATGGAACAAGCAAGAGTTTCAAGCAGCTAGTAACCCTGCATCTTTGGCAGCTGGTGACAGTGAATCTGCTGCAACTGATGTAGATAACATCGTTGGATTGGCTTCTAGCGTTGACGCTTCTTACGTTGGTCTTGAGTGCGAAGTTTGGGATTCAACTAAAACAACTTTAAGAGGTCATGCTCTTATTACAACAGCAGTAGACTCTGATACTATTAAGTTTAAAAACTTAGGTTCAGCTGCATTAGACGTTGCTGATAATGACTACTTTATTGTAGTTGGTAATGCGCAGGGTGAAGGAACGGAAGCACCTAGTGCATGGTCAGATGAACTCAAAGTTGTTTACAACTCAACTCAGATTTTCAAAACTCCACTACAGATTACTGGTACCCTAGAGGCAGCAGCACTTCGTGGTGAGTCTTCTGAGTTAGCTAGATTACGCTTACAGAAATCACAAGAACACAAGATTCAAAAAGAAAGAGCTTTCCTATTTGGTGACTCTCCAGTTGGTACTGG